GTAAAATTATCTAATAATATTATGTCGTTAACATTAATATTATGTCCAGTGCTAAAAGTTATCGTAACAATCGGTGATCCGTTAGTTGTACTAAAAGCATTTGTTAAAGTATTCGTACTTTTTATAGGGTGTATGTCGTAGAATACACCACCTGAAAAGGCATATAGCACTCTGTTAGTGCCAATAATAGCATATCTTCGTCCAGCTGTATTAACAAAATGATGTAAACCTCTTCCAGCACCGGTCAATTCATTAGAGTTTTCTGTGCCTAATTGATTCCAGCCTCCTATTTTCTCAGGTATGCCGTATCTAAATCTTACATTATCACAGTCTACCCATTGTCCTTCTGCGCCGGTTTCTGTAATTTGCTTATTAATACCTGGTTGAAATCCTATCTTCTGTAGCATAACCCCTACTTATATATAGTTTTTAATATTTTGGTAGTATTATATTCCAATCCAGACTAGATATCAATTCCTCTAAACTAACATTTTCAAGCTCATTTTGTTTTAAATATTGGTGCAATTCCTCGACGTCCAAAATAATCCACTGGTCCTTAACGTCAAAAACCATCTTGTCAGCTTTGCTTTTAAAAAAACCTGACTTACAATTGTTCTTTATGGGTCTTAAGTCAAATTTATATTTTTGATTATGCAATATACCTTCAACATCCCAGGTTTCTTTCTGTCTTTGTTGATCAGAGGGTAGGTTAGTTACAATTAATTTTTCTATAAAATCCTTCAAATGGTTCTCATTTTAGGTATAGGAAATTCTATAAAGGTATCCTCATCTTGAAATTTAATGTCGTGAAAAAAAGAAATTAAGGTCAATCTTTCTTGATCTTTTTGGTCTTCGGTCATTGCATTAAAAGAGTGAAAACAATTAGCATCAAAAACAATAAGTCTATTATATAGACCTTCGAAATGAAAGGTTTTTTCAAACTGGTTATTGTTCCATTCTTTTTCTTTCTTAATTTCGTTAAGTTCTTTTTTAGTCATCTTATCACCTTTTTCAAAATACTTATATTTAGATTGAGCAGTCTTTCCTATTATACCGTGATGTAGACCTTTCTTTTTATATATAGATGTTCCTGCTGTGCCTTCTTTATTTAAAAAAATAATCGCAGCAAATTTTGTATCTGCATCACTGTGTACCCAGTTATCGTGATCAGATTTTTTAACTTTATCAAAATGTGTTGCGGCACTAAAAGATAATTTATCAGAAAAGTTAGGATAAAAGATAGCTGCAATTTTACCATTAACCCAATTAAAAAACTGGTAGTCTAATTCATGCAATGGTATTGATCTACTACCAGCACTATATTTATTGACCTTATATTTAAACTCTTTAGATTTTTTTACGATTGCATCTGGATCATCAAAAAAATTATCCACGCATGTTATAGTAGGAAAAAGCATTATAACTCCTTAAACCATCCAGCGACAGTAAACCTATCTGAATCTTTTATTTCTTTCACACCATGTTTATAATAGCATCCGTCGAAAAAAACAACCCTACCTATTTTTGGTGCAATGATTGTGCCATCTTCAAAGTAAGTATGGCCGCCTGTAAAATCCTCATTTAGATATATTATAGAAGCTAGGGTAGTATTTGATTTAGCCAAATCATAATGTAGATCATGTTTACTACCTATTGGCCATCTTACAATCTCTATCCAATCTAATACAGAGTTATTTATTATTTTAGCTTCTTTGTTTAATTTATCTGTTAAACTTCCAAAATCATGTATAGATAATGGGTATGTATCTCTCCATTTTCTAACCTTGTCTTTGTTGTCATGGTACGTCTTAATTGTAAAGTCACAATCTTTTTTATTAATAAAATTATCTTTTATACTAATTATCATTAAGTTCTTTTAAACCATGAGGGTAAACCTAGATGTGGTCGTTTATCAAACATGTTATCTTTTGCACCTTTTGTTTTAATATTATTGTAATGTAAAAATACTTGTATGCATTCTTTACCCTTAAACTTTTCTCTCCAATGTTCTAACTCACAACCAGAATAGACTAACATGTCACCTTGTTTTAAATCTACTTTTAAACCTTCTAAATATATTGGCCAATCATCGCCTCCTAAATTCATGGTCGTAGATATTTCACAACTAAATCTATCTTTATGTTTTTTTAATTCGTCACCTTTTTTATATATTCTTGCATAACTATAGGCAGGATATAGTTTTAATCCTGTTGCTTTTTCCATATCCGGTAAACATTTAAGTAATAAAGTCTCCATAGCCATATTAGCATATTGAGAATAGGTATCTGGAATTTGTTCGTTTTCACCTTCATAATACCCGATGATGGTTTCAAACGGTGAAAAATATCCATGTTCCCTACAGGTATCATATACTTGTTTCTGCATTAAAAAATAATTTGCAATAAAAGCTGCTAAGTCTTTTGATATGGCTTGACGAATAACCGTGTATTTATTTTTTTTAAAACTCATAATTTATATTTAACGTAATTCTGTATGGTCTATCTGTGCACGAAGAACTGGCGTGTTCATAGTTGCCATCAAATATAACACATTTATTTTTTTCTGGTTTAATTTTTTTAAATGGATTTTTAAAAAATAAACAACCATCGTTATCGTTTAAGAAATATACAACTGATCTATGTTTAAACATATAGTCTACATGGTATGCATGTTTAATAGTCTCAGGTGTTTTAGTATATAGGTTTAATCTTGACCTTAATAATTTTTTATTTTTAAAAAGTTTTAAAAACTCTGGCATAATTAAATCATAGAAAGGACTATTTACTTTATTATCTAAATATAAATAATGTGTAAAATAACCATAACCACTTTCATCAGGTGAGTTGATATAATCTTGAGTAAACCAGGGAAAATATCTACTTTGAATTCTAGTATTTATTTTCTCAAATAAATTTTTATTTAGTACATTCTTTTTTATTTTAAACATTTTATAAAGTAAAATTTAAAGCAATAGATATTCTTTTTAAATCATTTTTATCTACGACATAATGTAGTAGCCAAGAGGGAAATATTATTAGTTTATTATCAGATGGTTCAATTGTCCATGTTACTGAGTTATACTGATTCCAGCTATCAATCTTATCGGTTTTTATTACGTATTGAACTTGTTGACATGGGTTTAAAAACTCTATTTTATTAGAATTGTTATCTGCTAGAGGATAGTAAACACAAGACAGATCTACTTTAGGGTGTAAATGTGGTTTAATGATTTCTCTTGCATTGCTTACATTTATCCATGACTGTGTGCATACTGGTTTTATTTTGTCTCCATACCCCATGTGTTTAGCTACAACGCCAACATGAAGTTTAATTTCATCTAACAAAGGTTTTAAGTTTTTATTGTTAGGTAAATCTACCTGATTGTGATCAGAGGGATTTAGTAGTTCTTTATTACAGACTTCAAGTATTTTTTTATTGTCTGTTCTTATTATTGTATTGTAAACAAAACTACTAAAAATATTATTAAACATCTTTAGCTACGCCTTTCGGTATTGCCTGAATGTTCCAGTGTATAAATCTAAACGGGTCTATACCTAAATCAACTACAAACTCGTGCTCTAAATAACCTGGAAAAATTAATAGTGTTCCAGGTCTTGGTTTAAAATGTATTATCTCAGAGGCAGGCACAATATCTCTTGTAGATTTTAATTTTAATTTAGTTGTTCTTGCCCCGGTCCTTGGTTCATGAAAAACTGGGTAAGAAGTTTTATCACTACACTTTAAAAAATAGAAACCAGATACATGTTGATTCCAATGTACATGTGCACTGTGGTGTCCACCACCTTTCTTAGAAAATTCTTGTACCCACATTTCGCTAAACACTGCAGCATAATCTGTTAGATCAAAACCCTGCCAATCTAAAAAGTCCCAAGATTTTTGACCAACGTAATTTCTAAAATCAAAAAAATCATTGTCATCTACAAGAGAAGGAGAATGATAGCTTGTACCAAAGTCACCATATTTTTTTATGTGTGCTTTAGCTCTCTCACAATTCTTAGCTTCTTTAATATATTTATTAGACGCTTTATTAAGCGAATTTAAAAACTCTGGTTTTTGTTCAAACCAAATAGGTGTTTTAAAATATTCTACTGTGTTCATTTAAATGGGTATCCAAGGTTCCACATAACCAATGAATATCTTACTCC